CGTCTCCCTTCTTATTCCAACCACTGTTCAAGTTCAATCTGATGACTCTGCTAAGGTCGAAGTTGATGAATTTGGATTCCCAATACCCTTTGAGCTTCAGTCGCAATCTAGTGGCAAAAAGAAGAAGCCTAAACAGGGTAATAATACTACTAGGGATGATGAATTTAAGCAAGATGGACTTATAAGCAAACCTGCATCAGCAATTGCCAAGGCAGCGAATGCTCTTTCCATGATTCCGTATATAGCTCCTTATGCCAAAGCAACAAGTATGGCAGCTGATAAAATAGGAAGCATTGCGAGAATCTTTGGGTATTCACGTCCAGCGGTTTTGTCTGATATTCAACCTTATGTTCCTCGATTTTGTGGTAATTTAGCTAATTCTGATGCACCTGAAACAGTACAAAAATTGTCTGTTGATTCTAAAAATGAGTTAACGGTTGATACTCGTACTATGGGTTTAGGTGGTGCAGATGAATTGACTATACAATCCATTGCTTCGCGCATGACTTTCTGGCGTCAATTTGATTGGCCTGAAGTTGCTACTACTGACACAATGCTCGCTTCTATGTCTGTTCAGCCTTTTTGTGTGGATACCGTCAAAGTTGCACCTGTAACTGAGATACATTCCACTGCATTGGCTTTTGCAGCTTGTCCGTTTGAAGCTTGGCAAGGTAGTATTAAATTTCATTTTAAAGTTGTGTGTTCGGAATATCATCGTGGAAGATTGAGAATTGTGTACAATCCACTTACTAATAATGTCGGTCCAGTTGCGTTTAACCAAGTTTACTCTACTATACTTGATATTTCTAATGAGAGAGAGTTTGACTATGAATGTAAATGGACAGATATTAGAGCATGGAATGCGTGTATGGGAATTTCAAATGCAATCGACATGAATCTTTTTAGCACCACTACTGCTGTTACTGGAGGAACTGCGTATGATAACGGAACTTTATCAGTTTATGTTGTCAATGAACTAGCAACACCCTCCCTAACAAGTGCTGATGTCAAAGTCCAAGTGTGGGTTTCAGCAGGTGATGATTTTGCTGTATCTATTCCTGGACCTGGGCTTTCGCAATTATCTTACTTCCAACAACAGGCGACAATGGAGTCCGCAGATTCTGATCAGGTATTAGCCAAAGTTGCAGATAACTCTAACAACCCTGTTGGAGGTAATCCGATTGAAAGCTATGGTACTACTCATGCTCCTCTCTTACAAGAAGACAATCAATACTTAGTCTATCAAGGAGAACGAATAGTATCTTTCAAAGATTTACTGCGGCGTTATCAATACTTCAATTCATACTGGATGGACAAGCCGGGAAGTAGTTTTAGGTACTGGGCATTAGACACAACAGGTATGCCCGCATATAGAGGTTTTGATCCAAATGGTATAGATCTGGCAATGAATTCTTCTTTTGAAGAAACAGCTTACAACTATTGTTCAATGACTTTATTAAATTATCTATCACCGGCTTTTGTTTGTCAACGAGGAAGTTTTAGGCACAAATGGATAGCTGCAGGCGCTAAAGATACTACACATGCACCATTACTTTCTGCAACTCGACATAGTGCATTTCAGACAACTGGGTATAAAACAACATCATACCCTATAGATAATTTTCTTGTTAGCGACAGGCGAAAGAGCTTGCAAGATATGAAAAGGTCACTAATGAACGGTAGTGCTGTTTCACCAGTATTGTTGAATAACACGCTAGAAATAGAACTTCCATTCTACACAATTGGACAGAGATTTAGAGCCAGTAGATTCTTGGATATGATTCGCACAGGTGATAATCAAGGTGTTGAAATCGCGTGTGATTTACAAGGAGGAGATGCCAATCCCAATTTCCGATTGGATCAATTTGTGAGTGTAGGTGAGGATTTTACTCTTGGGATGTTCGTTGGAGCACCTATACTCTATTCATATGCTAATCCGATAGCTCAATAATGATGTTTATTTTTGTATATGTTTAATTAACTTTATGTTAATTTGTGGTCGTGTGGACTTTAAACACATTTTATATTTTCAATGTGTGTTGACTTTCAACACATTTTTATATTTTTATATTTGATAATTGACTGGGACGTCAATATGTAGTCGTGTGGACAATAAACACCGTAAGAATCAACAGGATGGGCCTGTTGATAGGATACCCTTCGGCGGTCGAAGGGGGGTTCGCCTTAGTGCGGACCTGGATGAGACTTAATAATAGTCTTACATTTATACTTTGCGGTATAAGAGGGTTTTTGTAGCAACCAATGTAAGACTTTCGAGTCTCATCTTGGTTGTAATTTATTTTTACTTCTTGGGTCGCAACTTTATAATGTATGTCCGAATTCTTAAGCTACAAACGGGTGATCGTTGAGGAACC